TACTTTTAAGGACTTCATATCCGGTCGCTGTATTTTGAGCACCAGTGGTGTTGAAATACATAGCTTGCCGTCCGCTAGCTACGTTTCTATTTCCAGTAGTGTTGGTATAGAGAGCTTGCCATCCGCTCGCTACATTACTATCGGCTGTGGTATTAGATTTAAGAGCTTCATATCCGCAAGCTGTGTTTTCATTACCAGTGGTGTTCTTTTCTAAAGCACTTAATCCGATAGCTACGTTATTAGCACCTGTAGTGTTGAAATAGAGAGCACTATGTCCGGTAGCTGTGTTGCTAGCTCCAGTGGTATTTGTGTAAAGAGCATTACGTCCGCTAGCTACGTTATTAGATCCTGTAGTGTTTGCCTCAAGAGCATTGCCGCCAACAGCTACGTTGCTACCACCAGTGGTGTTTGCTGTAAGTGCCTCATCGCCAATCGCCGTATTGTTTGCACCTGAAGTATTTGCATCAAGTGCGTTATTGCCGACAACCGTATTAGTTGCAACATCACCCGCTCCACGGCCAACAGTGATCGCATGAATCAGGGCATCAGTGACTGACAGTACGCCACCTGCGGTCGTGCCAACCTCAAGCCAAGCGTTGTTTGCGCTGTTCCGCAACTTAATTTTATTGGTAGTAGTGTCAGCCCAGATTTGGTAAGCATATTTGGTCGATGGTTCTGAACCACTACTGTTCTGGCTGACAATTGCCGCAAGAGCATTATTCAAATCAGCACGGACAGCCGCGCCCGTTCCATTGGCAATCACATAATCATGGGTAGCCATTTCTTAATCCGTTGCGGACAGCATTGCCCCCATCTTAAACGCCTCTGCCAAATCCCACCGCTGTGTACGTGAAGTTGCGGCTTACGTTGCTGCCGCCTGAATCCAACACATCAAGATTAAAACCTGTGCCTGTAACACTGCTGACGTTGACGCGCTCACCGTTGCCAAGGTTCTGCACCGTGATGCCAATACTCGGCAAAAAGTTGTTTAAGTTGCCCAGCGCCGACGTGCCAACAAAGAAAGCGTTATCAAAGGTCACCGACTTGGTGCTGGTGCCAGATGCTGTGGCCTGACTAATCTCCTCCCTCCGCTGGAAATTGGTCTCGTAGCCCAACTCATCAATCAAGATGTTCTGCGCGATGTCAGCACTGGTTAGCTCTGCCTTGAACTGGAACGCACGGCCCTTAAACGTGCCAGCTACAAACTCTTGCCACGCCGTATAGGTCGGGGATCCTGAAGGATCGCCGTCTGTCCTTCGCATGTAGAGCTTGGCATTAACAGCATCAGCATCTGTCCCGTCAAAATCGCTCCAAGTGTCTAGCAATGCAGTGCGGGAATCGATTAGATCACTAGGGAAAAACGCACGAGTCACAAACCGCCGCTTGATGTCAAGCGCAAAACGTGCGCCAAGATCCAGCGTGTTGTTGAACTGATACTCAGCAGAACTAACAATGTCGCCTAAGAAGTCAAGCGACCCAATTGCATCAAAGTCAGTTACATCATCGACGTTGCCGTCACCGGCAATGACCAACGCGTCTAGGTCATTGCTGTAGAAGCAATCAGTCTTTGTGCCTTGGAACGGTGGGCTGTCTTGATCTTCTCTTCGCGTTTGAACCGTGATCCTGCCAACGGCGTCAGGAAAGTCCATCAGCACACTGGTTGCGTTCGTGCTCTTGTTCCCTAGCTCGTCCTCAAATTTGACCAGAATCTCGCCTTCAACTAGCGGAACAATGGCCTCGGTTGAGTTACCGCCAACAGCAGGAATCAGATCAACAGAGTTGGGCCAAGTAGCTGAACCATCTGTCAGACTGCTGTGCTTAATATGCACCAAACCGTTGACCTTTACATCTAAGTCAACTGTTTGATCCCATCTCAAGCGAGCACTGTTGGCACTGATCGGCTCAATCGACAGGCTCTGCACATCACCAGGGACTGCCGTTTTACCAGCAAGAGTAAACGTAGCTGTTGAGATTGTGCTTTGCTTACCAAGATAATTTCGAGCAAAAGCTTGCACACTTAGCGTTCCAGCGCGTAATGCTCTGATCGTGATTGATGGGTTGCTAGTTACAAGCGTGATGAAATTATCATTGTCGATCTTGTACTTAACAACAAAGTCGTTGGTATTAAGACGGTCATGAGTCCAGCTAAAGTCAAAGCCAGTGTGAACCGTTTGACCTTCTTGATACAGGAACTCAGTACCTGCAAGATCTTCTGGAGCAGAAGGCGTAGTCGAAAGGTTTGTGATGTCTCGCGTTGTTAGCGCAATGTCTTCTTCGATAGCTCCATAGATTGATTCGTTATACGCAATAGCACTTACGCCGTAAACACCATCGCCTGATTCAACTACTGACAGCACTCGAAACTTTTGCACCTGAATGTCAGTTGTTTCGATCATGTAGACCGCAGCTGCATTAGGGGCTTCACTGAAGGCTTCAGTCACAGTAATTTCTGCGCCTGAAATGCTATCTATGCTTTTGGTTTCTGCCAAACCGGTTGGCATCATTACTGAAATAGTTGGACTTTTTGTAGTGTCTACCGAAAGGTCAGTAGTGCTATCGACTGTGATAACGGTTGTAGTTGCAGAGCTGACTCGTCCGCTTCTTCGCGTTCCACCTCGCACTGGGTCGGCAATATCAACCACCATTCCTGGACGAACAAGGATGCCGCTTTCAATCGCAACAGCAAACTCGCAAGTCTCAGTCAGGTTTTGCTCTGACAGTAATGTCCACTTGCCAAGGCGATGGGCTTGCCCTTGGCTATAGCAACCGACGGCTTTAATGTCTTTTTTAATAAGGCCATACTTAGCGACAGCTGCGTGATCTTCAACGTATTCATATTCAACCTTTCCACGGGTGTCATACGACTGCCATGCCACAACGGCAACGGTGTGACGAGATTTTTGCGCCGATCCAGAATACGAGAACGTTCCACCGGCAACATTGGATGGCCCAAGTAAATACTGAGCATCTGTTGGCTTGTCTTGCAATAACACCAACGATCCAGAGCCGTAATATGCAATGCCACGGAAAACAGCAGTTAGCTGTTGAATGACGTTATAAACTTCATCGCGGCTATTGATCAGCATGTTGAGGCTGAACCGTGGCTCTTGACCTCCTTTCCCGTCACTAACTAAAACGTTGCAATACTGACTAATCGAGAAGAAGTCATAGCGGTCAAGCGTATCCTCTGGAACGCCCGCTCCAAAACGGTCATTTATAAGCAAATTGTAGAGACACCAGGCTGGATCGTTTGTCCAAATTGCGGCTTGAAACGTGCCATCCCAAACACCAGAATATGTAATCCGCCCTAGATGCGTAGTTGTATCTACCGTCGCATTACTTGGAATCTTGACTTTGATGCCTCGGATTAGATATTTCCGAGACGGAACGCTGCCAAACTGACGAGAATCAAAACGCAGGCCAACTAACGCAGAGTTGGGATAACGGAACTTTTCATCAATAATCTCTGTATAGGATTGGAAAAATGTTGAGCTGGCACGGCGCGTGCTGCTTTCGTCGCTGCTTACACGCACCATTCGTATGTCAACAGGGAAAGCACCGCTAAGCGTGATCATGTAGTCACGTTGGTATTTTGCGCTGCTTTTGCCTGATACTGTGTCCGAAATTACGTCGTTAAAGCCACCGCCGTTATATTGAATTTGAATTTTAATTGCAACTGAATGTCCAACAATGTCGCCATTGTTCTCAACAATCCGAAGGGCTGGAATTGTAAGCGTGACACGCACTCGGTCTACGTCAGTATTCGTGATTGATCGAGTGACGGCAGTGCCATTAGTGACTTCAGTATTGACCGCTTCTTCTGACTGAATAGTGCCATACTCACCAGCTATATGGGTTTGAGTTTGCGTTCCAGTGCGTGTAAAAATTGTAAAATTGTCGAAATTGTTCGAGCCGTCAGCATTCTGAATTTGCGTATCTTCTAAGAAAATGCTTTTCAGGCCATCCTCTAAGCCTTCTATTTCGCCTTCACTAATTAGGTCAAGGACACTTGCGAATTGAACTGACTGAAGAGTATCGTCAGCTTCTGTTGGCGTATGAGAAGACCCACCGCCGCCTTTACCGCCACCACCACCACCACCAGAGCCAGCAACACGCGCCCCTAGCCCAGCGTTATGAACGCGCACACCATTAGCAATGAAAGTGTGCTGGTTTTCCACGGTCAAGTTATAAACCGTATGTTCCCCAAGATCAGTGCAGCTGATTATTGGCCGCAAATGACCCTGTTCATCAACAATGCAATCATCAGCGCCTAACGTTCCAATCGCTACAAAGGCGTTGTACTGATTTAACACCCAGTGATTAGGCGTTGCGTCTAAAAAGCTATCGCCCCACAATTTATATCTAACAACTTCTTCGCCTTCATGCTTATGGACTTTTAATATTTTGGCTTCATGGATGACACCTTTGTGATCAAAACTGCAAACATTATCACCGACTTCTGTCTTGTCAATGCGTTGCGTTCCGCCGGGAACAGATACAAGAGTGTCGCCGGTAAAACAGCCGCCGCCGCCGCCGCCAGAACCCGCAATGTATTTGATTTGTGTCATTGGTTCATCGCAACATGGGCAAGGAGTCCAAGCTTGCTCCCGTCAAGGAAGCTGGGATCGCTACTGGTTATCTTTCCATCAACATCAAGACCGCTAGAGATGATTGCCGATCCAACAAATACTCGCCCATACGCTATCGGGACCGGCAAGCCTTGTTTCGATGTGTTTACAACATTAGAGAACGTAAAAGACTCAAGCTCCGCTGATTCCTCAAGCTCTCCAAGCTTTGAAAACTGAGGTTGCGGCGAAAGCACTTGAGCAACGCCTAAAAGCACCAAACCAATACCAATGTTGCCTGCTATAACAGCTAAGCCGCTAGCCAATGCAAAACCTGGAGCAATCACACCAACAGCACCTGAAGCTGCAACGCCTGTTGTTGTAAAGCCACCAGCTGATAGCGCAAAACCAGCCCCAGGAGCAAGAATTGCAAGGGTGATCAGCCCAATTCCAAGGGCAATCGTGCCGAAGCCTCTGCCTGCACCTGCAATAACAGGCGTAATACTGAAAACCTCTTTCTCGCTCCAAGGCATCACTAACGGGCTCAGGTCATCAATAACACGTTCCTTACCAATAGTTACTCGATAACTAACACCATCTTTTTCGCTATCAAGTAGCCACTTATCGAGCCCAGGGAAATTTACACATAACGCTTTTAGTGCCTGCGCTGGTGTTGCTGCCTCAAACTCAAATCGACACTGGCCTAGCCGTTTCCTCAACGAGCCGTAGACCTTAACAACTTTCATGTCTTAAGGCGCAGGCAGTGCTCATCCCATAATAGCCGCCAAGCGTGTAAACATCCCTACTGGACAGCCTTCCCTGCACATGATGCAAAATCTGCGAGTCACCCAGGTAAATCGCAGCATGGTTCGGGACCGGTGAAACCAGCTGCATCAACAACGCATCACCGCTTTGTAGCTGCTCAACGGGAATCTTGTGGAACCCTTCCTTCTCAAAGTTTTCCAGATACAGGTTCTGACCATGCTCCCACCATTGATCGCGGCGGTCATAATCTTGCAGCTTCAGCCCCCGCTCTCTTCCGTACCAATCACGGCAAAGGCTGTAGCAGTCCACAACGCCGTGTACAAATTCACGTCCCACATACGGCAACTCAAATCCGCTTGGTTCGCAATATCCCCAGCCCTCAGTATTGGGGTTGACGATGAACCAAGGCAACTCTGACTTTTCGCACGCAACCTGATCAGCAATCGATGGAGCAGGATTCGTCTTTGGATGACTGTGGACAATGGCAACAACC